GGACGTGCCCTGGTTGGCGCCATCGTTCCTGTTCACCTGAGCAGCAGCAACACGGTCAGCCCGTCAAACAGACTTGGCTCTAACTGCCAAGCCAGAGAAGCCGTCGCTGGCTGGTTCATCGGTCAAGATACCGGCACTTCTGCCGACTACAACCCCGCACAAACCCAGAAGTTGTTCAGACTTATTGGTCGCGGACATGGTGCTTGGCTGAGCAAGAACGCAAAGATTTCCATCTCGAATATTCGTCAGTCTAACAACAGTACAACCGATTACGGCACCTTCTCGGTCCTGATTCGTAGTATTTCTGACTCTGACAACGCTATGCAGATCCTTGAGAGATTCGATAACCTTAACTTGGATCCCACCTCTCCTGATTACATTGCACGCAAACTGGGCGATCAGTACCAGACTTGGGATGAAGATGAGAAACGCCTTAAGACATTCGGCGAGTACCCGAACCAGTCAAAATTTGTATACGTTGACATGAACCCAGATGTTGATGCCGGCGCAACAGGCATGGACACTCTTCTTCCATTCGGCTACTATGGTCCTCCTAAGTACACAGACGTCACAGGCGTCCTTATTGGTACAGGCTCCGCAGACGACTCCGGTGGCGCACCAAACGTCGGCTTCGTGACGCTCGGCACAGGTTCCACCGTCTCAGACGTTCTCTGGAATGGCACGTACATGTTGTCCGGCGCTCTCGATAATGTCGGCGCCGCGAAGCTACAGTTTCCGTCAGTTCGTCTCCGCAACTCGGCATCAGATGGTGGCTTGAGCGACCCTCGCCGTGCTTTCTTCGGATTCTCGCCGACACGTGCTTCAGGCTCCACACGCTATGATCCAAGTTGCGCAAACGTGCAAGATCTTCTCAGCGCCCAGTTTGGTCCGCTAGCAGATCCGACCAATGACTCCATTCCAGGTATTGATGGCTATTCATACATCTTTACAATGGACAACCTGGTAAGCAACGGCGGCGCTACCCCGATTATGTACTACCTCTCTGGTTCACGGACAGGTGGCTCTTCATACAGCGCCGGCGGCTCTTATGTAACTCTTCTGGACGCAGGCTACACCAGTTTCACTGCTCCACTGTGGGGTGGCTTCGACGGGTTTGATGTCAAACTTCCTGATCCTCTCTACAACGATGGTATGAGCGCAGGCTCAACTGAGTTGAATAGTGCAGCATTCTACACATGGAAGCGCGCCATCGATACAGTCGCCGATCCAGAGTTCATTGATATGAACCTCCTCGCAGCACCTGGTCTGACCAGGGACAGCTTAACTGAGCACATGGTTAACCTTTGTGAAGCCCGCGCTGATGCCATGGCACTTATCGACCTTGCTAACGTCTACCTCCCCACTGCGGAAGGACAGTACTCTAGCAAGTCTACTAAGGCTTCACGCATCGCCACAACCCCGCAACAAGCCGCAACTGCTCTCAGAGATAGAAGAATTGATTCCTCCTACGGTGCCACTTTCTATCCATGGGTTCAGACTCGCGATGCAAACACTGGCGCTGCCCTGTGGATTCCACCATCCGTAGCGATGATGGGCGTCCTGGCTAGTTCTGAGAAGAAAGCGCAACTTTGGTTCGCTCCCGCTGGCTTCAACCGCGGCGGTCTCTCAGAAGGTGCTGCTGGCATCCCGGTTAGCGCAGTTACTGAAAAGCTCACCTCTAAAGAGCGCGACCTTCTTTACGAAGCAGGCATCAACCCGATTGCTTCATTCCCATCTAGCGGAATCGTAGTGTTCGGTCAGAAGACTCTTCAGGAACGTCAGTCCGCACTCGATAGAATCAACGTAAGACGACTTGTTATCTACTTGAAGAAGCAGATTTCATTAATCTCCACCAAGATTCTCTTCGAACAGAACGTACAAACAACTTGGAACCGCTTCACAGGTCTTGTTGAGCCCTTCCTCGCCAATGTTAAGAGCAACTTCGGTATCTCTGACTACAAGTTGATTCTTGATGAGTCAACAACCACCCCCGATCTTATTGATCAAAACATTATGTATGCAAAGATCATGGTTAAGCCAGCACGCTCAATCGAATATATCGCGATTGACTTTGTTGTCGCCTCGACCGGCGCATCATTTGATGATTAAAAAAAAACTAAATACTATTTAAAAAAGAATACAGGAGTACTTTAAAATGCCATTTTGGTCAGACAACTTTGCCGAGAGCACACAACTTAAAGATCCTAAGCGTCAGTTTAGGTTCAAGGTCGAATTTACGGGCATTAGCGCCCCTCAAGGCGGATCACTTATGTGGTACGCTAAGACGATTAACAAACCATCCTTTACCATCGAGAATGCGGAACACCAGTACCTAAACCACACCTTTTACTACCCTGGTTCAGTTACTTGGGATCCGATTTCCGTAACGTTGGTTGATCCTCGTGATCCTGATATGACCGCTACTCTTTCGGACATCATCAACCTTTCCGGCTACACTCCGCCTTCCAACCCTAACTCGCTTGGCTCCATGTCGAAGTCTCGCGCTGCAGGCGCCCTTGGTGCGGTTTATATCTCACAGCTTGATGGTGACGGTAACGAAATTGAAAAGTGGACCCTCTGGAACGCATTCATTACCAGTATCAACTACGGCGATTTGGCTTACGGTAACAACGAACTGGTCGAAATGACTCTCGAACTTCGCTACGACTGGGCACGACTGCAGACCATGGGTGGTCCATCTCGTGCAACTGGTGGCGACGAAGCGACAACTTTCTTCCAATCATAAGTACAAAACGCACTTAAACGTGTTATAATATTTTCATTGCAATAACTAATAGAGGTGTATATTGTCAAGAAACAGCGATAGAGTGGGCGCTCAGCCAAATACAGATGCGAGCGCCCCTCAACAATTAACTCAAAACCTGGAAAACAATGACTTTTCGTTCATTGTACCAACAGAATTCGTAGACCTTCCATCGGGAGGCTCCTACTACCACGCATCACATCCCCTGCATCAGAAGGATGTGATCGAAATTAAGCAGATGACAGCAAAAGAAGAAGATATGCTTACATCTCGCACACTACTGAAGAAGGGTGTCGCTATTGACCGAGTTCTTTCGAGTCTTATCCAAGATAAGACAATTAATCCAGACTCCATTCTTGTGGGAGACAGAAACGCGATTATCATTGCGGCACGAATCTCTGCGTACGGAAATGACTACAATACAAAGGTCACGTGTCCTTCTTGTGGCACCGCTCAAGAATATGGATTCGACTTGAATAAGGCAAATGTCTACAATGGTGGAGTCTCAAGCGATTCAGACGTGCAGAACAATGATGATGGCACATTCTCCACTACGCTACCTAGAACTGGTCTTTCGATCACCTTTAAGTTGCTTAATGGTGCAGATGAGAAGAGGCTTCTCGATGGTATTGAGCAAGATCGTAAAAACAAAAACGCTCCTGAGCGAAACGTTACGCGCCAACTTGTTAACATGATCGTCGGAGTTAACGGCAATTCCACAGCCCAGGCTGTAAATTACGTTGTCGAGAATATTCCATCTGTGGATGCTCGTCATCTCCGTAATGCCTACAAGACGGCAAACCCCAACGTCACCCTAGACCAACATTTCGAATGCTCGGAGTGTGAATACGAGAGTGAACTGGAGGTTCCGCTCACAACGGACTTTTTTTGGCCTAACACCTGAGTACATGGAGAACGTATATGAGCAGTTCTTCTTTCTAAAATACTCTGGAGGCTGGTCGTTATCGGAAGCGTACAATCTTCCAATTGGTTTGCGTATGTGGTTTGTCGAGAGGCTTGTCAAGCAACTTGAAGCCGAAAAAGAAGCGATCGAGAACGCTTCCAAGGGCAACAGCAACAAGAGGAGTCAGACCCACATGTTGACTGAAGAAAACGGACCACCGGCGCCAAAATCATATGGTAAAAAATATGGACAAGGGTAAAACCTTGTCTTTTTTTGTGCCAACTATTTACTGAGTAAGGAACTTTTCTTGTGGCAGTCACATCAGCAGATTTAGAAGCAATTAAGCAGGCAATTATCGGTGCTATCAACACCGCCGCCGGCGCCGGCGCCTCAAGCACGTCATCTCCCATCGCGGAAGAGACAGCGCGCTTAAATGAATACATACAAACATTAGATCGAACGAATACGGCACTCGGAAACCAAGAACAGGCCGCCCGCGCCAGACGAGCCGGCGCCGCACGAGACGCTGAACTCAACAGAATCGCAATCGAACAACAAAGAAACATAATAGAAAGAGCCCAAACTGAACTGGATTTGGAGAGGCAGCGAGGACCAGTTCGCCAAGAACAAATTGATCAAACACAAGAACTCATCGACCAAGCAACAGTAGCAATTGAACAAATTCAAGACCATATCGACAAAATTGAAGAAGAAATCGCCGCAAATAAAAGAAGAATAGAGGCGATTAATTCGGTTACTTCTGCAATGCAGGGTCTTGTAGAGGTCTACGATAAGCACAGCTTAGTAAATGTACAAAATATTATTAGTATGGCTAAGACTATCAAACAAGCCGGTCTGTACGGTGTTGCTATGGGCGCCGTGAAGGGCGTAATGATTGGTCTGGTAAACACAATGATCAGTCTGGCGTTTAAGACCGACGAAGCCGCCAAATCATTTCAGGCAACCACAGGCGCCTCCAGAGAGTTAGCGGACTCTATTACGGGCGACGTCCAGGCGATGTCGTTCTATGGCGTTCAGGTTGACAAAGTTTATGAAGCCCACACCAAATTACGCCAAGAAATGACAGAATTTTCCTTGCTTTCTCGCGATAATCAGCGCGAGGTTGCGAATACAGGCGCTTTGCTGGCAAAACAGGGTGTTAGTCTGGGTGATTACGCTAAAGCGACTCAGGCGAGCGTAAAGGCGTTTGGCTTGAGTGCCAAGCAAGCCGCAGCAGCCAGCAGAGACCTAAACAGTCTAGCCACAGAAATTGGCACCACCCCCCAGCAAATGGCATCAGACTTTGCCGGCGCTACCGAC